ACTCGTTATGCTTATAGGACATCAAGTTGTATGCGGCCTTACCTACACCACCAGCCACCATATAAGCCTTAGGAGCCTCCACATGGTTATAGTTGTTCATCTGGATGTCTGTCAATCGGTGTGCAGTCTCATACAAACCATCAGCTTTAGTCAAACCATTCTCATGGAGAATATCAACATAGCTTAGATAGGTAATTTGACGAGAACGCATTTCAATTGCGGCTGCACCAAACTGAGTTCCCTTGTCCCAATAGTGTCCAAAGTCTTTACTGACACGGTTACTAGCATCAAACAAGTCTGAGCTATACACGTGCTTCTTATTGGCATAACGCAATGCTTCTGCACGATACTCAGGTAGTTTCCCACCATTCATATCTGTAAATACTGTTTGGATAGCGTCAGCTAGGTAGCGATAACCAGTTCCAGCATCAAAGCTTTTTTCTAGCCCACGCCCCTTCAGGAAGGCCGCATACAACTTGATGTCCTATAAGCATAACGAGTATAGCCGTTTGGCAATGCTTGCTAATGAGATAGGTCGGTCACGCACAGCGTCTCCTTTGCTGACAAACATTGCCTCTAGTATTGCTTTTGCTGGTGTGATGGGTACGATTGCCTACTCTGAGGCAGATGCTCTGGTAAAATTCATTACAGCTAAGATGGGTAAGCCTACGTCTGTAACCAAAATACTACTGGACAATCCTGACATCCCTGATGGGGTTAAGTATGGGTTTGGTAGCTCTATTGGTGTGGACTTTAGTAGCCGTCTAGGAACTGGTCCTCTAGTTCCACAACATGCTATTGATGCTGTTATGCCGGGCGCTGGTAAGCTTGTTAATATTGGTTCTGCTGCATACGATGCTGCAACTGTTCCTAGTGAGTTCAACACAAAGAACCTAGTTCGTGAAGCTCTTCCCAACTCTGTTGGTGGAGTGTTAGATCGTGCTTGGTTTAGCAAGCCTAAGGGTGATGGAGAAGAGCTGGCACTAAGCCGCTCAACTGGCAAACCTACAGCTACTCGCAACTCTACGGACCAAGTGTACAAGTCATGGGGGTTCACTGGATTGAATGAAGCTAAACAGAAGTCTAAGAACTTTGAAGAGGCTCAAATCAATAAGGTGTATGCTGACAAGCAAAAAGCTGCTATTGACTATGCTACCAAGGCATACAACATCACTGGTAAGGTGCCTGCTGACTTTGCTACTAAGTATGTTAAGGCTCAAGGTGATCCAGCTAAGTTTGAAAGTATGTTGAACAAGATGGTACTGGAAGGTGCTATTGACCAACACACTGCTCAGATGCTGTACAATGCTTCGTCTAACTCAGTCACCTCTGCACATAAACTATTACGACTGGTAGGTAAGGAATGAAAACAAGTAAATCTGGTCTAGCTGACCTGCAACAACGTGAGGGGACCAGACTTGTTGCCTACAAAGACACTAAGGGTATCTGGACTATCGGGGTTGGGCATACTGGCCCCGAAGTTAAACAGGGACTCGTATGGTCTGTCGAGCAAGTAATGAGTGCTTTGGAGAAGGATGTAGAGACTGCGGAAAACTGCATCAACTCACTGGTGAAAGTGAGGCTGACACAGAACCAATTTGACGCGCTGGTTAGCTTTGTATTTAATGTAGGAGTTAACGCTTTTGCAAAGAGTACAATGCTTAAGGTGTTAAACCTAGGTAATTACGATGAAGCTGCTAGGCAGTTTGATAGGTGGGTAATACCACCTGAGATTACTAAACGTAGAATGTCAGAGAAGAAACAATTTCAGACATAAAAAAAGCCCCTTGGATGTAAGTCCTTGGGGCTTTTCTTTTGCTCAAACCTTAGTCTTTGATCTCATCAATCCACTTAACATTAGTGGTGTTAATAAAAGACTTTGTTCCATCAGCGCGCTCTACAATAATCCACTCTTTATGGTCATACTTAACCACATCAGTAAATTTCTTGTAGGAGCCATTCATAAAAGCAAACAAAAGTTTGCGTTGTACATTCAATTCTTGTGCCATATATTTATTTAAAATTTAAGTGTTTTTGTACCCATACCAGTAAATGCATCTACTTTCATAGCTGCCTGTACTGCTTCCTTAGGTGTGGCCCCATGATGGAGAGCACCTAAAGCTGTCATCATCCCACTGCCAATAGCTGCAAAGTTGCCTTCAACTGCCAGCCACTTACCGGGGGAATCAAATTGGAAAATACGTCCTGATTGGGTAAGAACCAGTCCAGTAAGTCCCTTTGTTCTAGGCATTTTGTCGTACAGCTCAGGTCGTGTGTAGAAGTCTACAACATCTACAATTTCCGAAGCTGCACCAGCAAAACCTACAATAAAAGGCTCAACATCAAAATGCAGCTCATGCGGATCAATCTTATAGATTTTGGTTTTACCCTTAGTCTTAATTGATCCATGCAATGTAAACTGCAAGTCGCAAGCCATCTCAGTTTTGTTACAAACGATAGTTGTCATTATTTTCTGGGTATGCACCGCAACTCCGGCACCTTATTTTCCCACGAATCTCCATAAACAATGGGTAGTCTGGGGTGGGGTACCAGTGTGTGCATTTATACTCCGCAGGACCCACCGTGTCCGGTGATGTCACAGATGTCGTGTTCTTCAAAGACTGTTCCTTTGTGTTTAATGGCTTCGTCGTAGTCGCATTCTGTGATGGGCTGACCTCCTCGACTTCCATCTGGATAGCAAGTAAATCCTCGTAGTCGTGGAGCATACTTTGCAAGCGCCTCTGTAAAACGTTTAACATCTGTTTCTGAATTGCCTTTACTTCCCCATGCAGGTAGGTTGATTGTGGATGAGATTGACATGTCAATATAATCCTGTACATCGGCTTGGAATTTAATTCGCTGCTCATAATTGTGACTTAGTTTGTAGGCTGTATCAATGTCTCCGGCCTTGAGTCCGTAGTCTTTAATGAGTCGATCTGCTGTCCCGTCCACAACATACTCATACTTCCATTTCGTTCCATCAGTGAGGTAGCGTCGCTTGTAAGCAACCGCAAATAGTGGTTCAATCCCTGTCGTAGTTGAGGCGAGAATTCCGATAGTTCCAGTCGGAGCAATAGCCCGATATGCGACTGGGTGGCTAAGATAGAATCTATCGCAGTGCTCATCAGCGGATCGTTTTGATTCGTCTCGGTAGACGCGGAGCCATTCATGTAATTCCTTTGTTACTTCGTATTTTTGTCCACGCTGGAGGAGCCATTCGTGGATACCCATAAGTCCAAGCCCAAGTCTTCGATTCTTTTCTCGTACCTTGTAAACTTTCTCATAAGGCAAGTCTGCACGTAGGGTGCCACAAACAAGGAATTTTGAAGCAAGCGCGACCACATCTTTGAATTCATCCAAAGTTCGAATATTACCGAGATTGATGCTGCCAAGATTGCATACGTCACTATCATCCTCAGACGTAACTTCTGTACAAGCATTTCGAAGTGTTTCATTTTCTTTTCCAAAGAAGTTAAAGCTAAAGCCGGGTTCACCAGTTTCCATAGCTTGGCGTACATTCTTTTTGAACACTTCATTTTCATGGAGGCTGTTCTCAATAACTGTACCACCGGGAGTGAGGCTATATCCACCTAATGCAGCAGTGTCGTAATTGACACTGATGTTGGTCATGTCGAGCGCCGCCGCCGAGTTAAAATTGCGTTCTTTGGCCGCCCTCGTTTCTGCATCCCAGTTTTTGATAGTAAGAAAGTCAGGGATGTCCTCATGTTGCCAATTGAGACTTGCATAGATTGCAGATCGGCGAGAGCCTCCCTGCATAACGTTACGTCCAATTTCGTTAATGGCCGACATAAGAGGGAGAGGCCCCGAAGCTGTTCCTCCAGTCCGTGAAAGTGGTTTTCCAGATGCTCGGAGTCGGCTGTAGTCAATTCCAATTCCACCTCCAGTCATAAGACAAGACATTGCTCGCCATGTTACGTTGCTCCATTCTTCTCGTGTGTCCTCTTCTGCCCTTAGAAGGTAACAGTTATTGTAAGCTTTATATGGCCTGCCTGCATAATAGAGGTAACGTCCTCCGGGAAGAAATCGCATTGCCTTAATATGTTCTGTAAGGGCAGATCGCTCATCATCGGACAAGAGAGCTGGAAGGGTTCCCCATCTAGTTCCGCAGACATCTTCCACCAATCTTTCCGACAGCGCGTCCCATGTATCATTAGGTCCTTGGGCATATTTTTGTTTAAAAATGTTTTCTGCAAAGCTTGTTTTAAATCTTTTAATTATCAAGTTTTATCTCGTTGTGCTTTAATTCGTTGAAGCTTCTCAAGCTGCTTCTGTAGAGAGGCAATTACCTCGTCAATGTTTCCTGAGGCTTGTACATGGTAGTAGCCTTGCTCGTCCACTGTTAGGTAGTTGGGTCGTGCTCCAATCACTTCTGCGGCTCCAATTAGTTCGTCAAAGTCTTCCAAGGTTTGGGCCTTGTACAACTCCAACATTTCTTTAAAACGTGTTAGGGGGAGCATCGTCATCCTTACCAATGTACTCATCTGATTCTTCTCGTTGGTGACGAAGGAAGTCGCGCAAGCTGCGCCGTGCTTCACGTTCTTCCTGTTCACGCTTACGATGGCGAATGCTCTCTTCTTTAGTATCCTCGAATGTAGTGCGTGGAGGTTTAGTTGTCATGTAGGTATTTAATGAGTTTCCCTTGCTTCTCCTCGATACGATCTAGAAAAGCATCAATGAGGTCTTGTGTGGAAATGTTCAAGAGTTCCAACAAAGCTACTTCATCAATCAAACGTAGTTCTTCGATTAGTTCAATCTTGTTCATTTGTCATAAAAGACGTTTCCTACAACGTAGTAATACGACTCCTCTCCTCCACCACTATCAATCCAT